ATGCTGGTAACTTTATTGATGCCCTTAACTGGGTAAACGCAAACTCTAATACAGTTGGAGCGGTATCAGTATCAAGATTCTTTAATGGAAATAAGACATGTTCACCAGCAGCAACAAATACAGCACCTTATGGTGGAGTGTCAAAAGCAGACACAACTATTAGATCTTTGATTGCAACTCTTAAGTCTAAGAATATTCCAGTATTTGTTTCAACTGGAAATGCACCTAAGACAAAGGTAGATTATCCAGCATGTATTGCAGATACAGTATCTGTAACAAGTCCTGGCAATGTATCAGATGCATCTACAGATGTAAGTGGAAGCCTAGATAATAATGCTGGTGTGTTTAACTTTAACTCACCTGTACTTGGACCAATTCCACAGACAACATCTTCTGTAACAGTTGCTGTAGCAACACAGTACCTAAGCACTGGAGCATTTCCAACAAAATCGGTATTAGTTAAGCCGTAATTGATAAAGGCAGGGGGCAAATATGAATCAGATTAAGTTCTATCCTTTTGATAAAACTACTGAGATGTTTGCCCCTAAGCCTGTGCCAGCATCTAAGATGGTTCCTGAGTGGTACAAGAGACAGGAATCTTCTGGAAGCAATGATGAAACAATTGGCTTAGGATTTACATCTTCAACAATAAAAAGATGTATGCCAATTTTTGACTTAATGACTAGCGGATATTTTTTACTTGCTCCATGTGATATTTATATAGATTCACGCAATCCAGATAAATTAGATCATAGCGTACCTGATGCTGTAAAACAGGTTACAGAAAATTTTTTTTCAAGTCATAATAAAGCACAGTACGAAGAACTACCATATGACAGAAAGTATTATCACAAAGACCTGCTAAGACTTAATCCACTTTGGTCATTGTCTACCCCATCAGGGTATAGCACCATGTTCTTAAATCCACCTTTCAAAGATTCTTTGCCAATCGAGGCAGTAAGCGCTCTTATAGATACTGATAAATATATATCACATGGTCACCTATCATTTTTTGTAAAGTCTGGATTTGTTGGGGTAATACCGCAGGGCACTCCATTAATTCAAGCAATACCATTTAAGAGGGAGTCGTGGGGATCTGAACTAGTAGATGCTCAAACTGCATCAGATAAGATAGACAATCAGTTTTTTAAAATGCGTAGTACCTTTACCAACGGGTATAAAAACAAGATGAGAACTAAGAAAGAATATAAGTAATGCCTGAAAAGGTTTATAGTATACAAAAAGATGCTGAAGGAAATACATTAATTAATAGTGTCTACCACATGCTTAGAGAAGCCCCATCGTTTAGCAATGACTTGATTGGAAACGATCTTTCATATAAAAACCTAAACCTAACTTATAATTCAAAAAACTTTGCATGTGATGAATTTACTAAGAATCATAACAAACCCCATATTTTATTTTCTGGCTGTTCTATTACTTTTGGAGAGGGCCTTTCAAACAAAGATACATGGGCATATCAAACCTATTCAAAGATTAACGAAGATAATGGGTGTAGCGGATATTTTAATATAGCGCAGCCAGGCACAGGCATAATAGAAATTATTATTAATCTATTTAAATATTTTAGACTATACGGAAATCCAGATCATATATTTTTAAATTTACCAGAGCAGGCTAGATCACTTAACTATATTAGTATAGATTCACAAGATACATCTTTTGATGGATATGCCCGCAAATTTTATGATCCAGAAGATTTTGAAAACATATTACTTTTAAATTATCATTACTATTTTATGCTTGATCAATATTGTAATTCTAACAACATTAAACTCTATTCTTTTAGTTGGAACACAGAGGCACTTAGAGGTGAAGAGTATGCCCCAGTAAATTTTAAAAAACTATTTTGTGATATACTTGATAAGTCAACAGATAAAAAAATATTGCATGGAACAAATTACATTTTTCCACTGTATGGCTTTAAAAGTTTTTATCTCTATGAGTATGAAAACTTTCTTAAAGATATGTCTGTTCTTGAATACAACTTTAAGGGAGATAAAAGTTTGTTTTTAATTTCTCAAGATGGTATACATCCTGGAAAGGGATATCACATGGCTTGGTTTAATTTTATATACAAAATATATAAAGAGGCCAACTATGTTATATAAAATAAAACTATTTTTTATTAAAAGAAAAATAAAAAAAATAGATAAAAAGAAAAGGTATGTGTACTAGTGATTACAAATAAAGAACAATTGGGTAATTCTCCAATATACATATACCATAATTTTTTAACTCCAGAAAGATGCCTAGAGTATATAAATTTCTTTGAATCAAATTCACATCTTTGGAGTGAGACACCATCACATGGTGTTTATGGAATGGGATTTGCACTACCACTTCAATTTAATAATGATATACCTGTAGTTAGAAGTGATCTAGATTTTATCGTAAATACTTTTACCGAAATAACTTCTGAAGCACACAAAACTCCTGTTCAATTAAACGAGTTACATGCTGCTAGATGGCTTACTGGATCTGCTGGAGATTATCATGCAGATGATTCAGACCTAGATGGAAATGATAATGGCGGAACCCACAATGTATTTTCAACCATTCTTTATTTAAATAATGATTATCATGGCGGTGAGGTATACTTTAAAAATCAAGACATATCTTTAAAATTAAATCCTGGAACTATCCTTACTTTTAAGGGAGATTTAAATAATGTTCACAAGATAAATGAAGTGCTTAGTGGCACTAGATATAACATTATATCTTTTTTTAATATAAAAGAAAATAAGCAATATGGAACTATTTAATAAAAATAACCCAGGACAACCACCAAAGTTTAACTATGATCAAGATTTAGACTCAATACTTTTATTTAATAAATTATTTTATAGAAATCTAAAAGATAGCAAGGTTAAAGAAAATACCCCAAACAATACTGTTAATCACGAAAAATATAAAGATATTAATATAGAGTATTCCTATAATAACTTAGGATATAGGGGAAGATATGACATAGATGGAACTGAAGAATTGTTAATTTTAGGATGTTCCCAGACCTATGGAACAGGGCTACCACTACATCTTACCTGGGGAGATATTTTTGCACAAAATATAAATAAAAGGTATGCACTATTGGCGCAGGAAGGTGACAGCATTCAGTCACAAGTTTATAAAGCCTTTAAATATTTTGAAGAATTTGGCAATCCAAAAGTAATTGTTGGAGTTTTTCCATTAATAAGAGTAGAGTTTCCACATATTCCAGAAAAGTCTGGAAGTTTAATGGGAAGAGGGAAAAAAGAAACCAGCAATTATCCACGAATTATGCAAAGTTTTGGTCATCGTGGAGATCCTATACAGTTGTCTGCTTTGCCACATGATATAGATGAAATTATTCCTAGAGAGTTTTATGTCTTTTATAGTTTTATGTTTATTCAAATTCTAGAGCAGTACTGTAAAACACATGACATTATCCTAATCTGGAATTGCTACCAAGATAAAATATTTATTGATTATCTTAAAGAAGAAATGCCGTGGGTATTAAAAAATTATTTATACATGGACTACTCAGATGTTTTGCCAAAATTTAATAATGTATGGGACCCCCTTCCCTTTAATATTGATGAGTATGGAGTGGAGTTTTCCATGTTGCCAGACTATAACGATAGCAGTCAATATAAGTCTTTATACTATCATGCTGCAGACTTTGAGATAGGAAAAAATAGTGGGCACTGGGGAGCGTATACACAAAAATATATTGCTGAGTTATTTTATTTAGAATATAAAAATAGGATGAGCCAAATTGAATAAAATTACTCTTAGGTTTTATAAGACTATTATATTCTTTTTAAGAATGAAAAGAAAAAAACATCATAAAGATAGGTTTATATACTGATGATAATTCTTGGAATTAATGAAACATCTCACGATGCATCAATATCCCTAATTAAAGATGGGGAAGTATTATTTGCTGGACATGCAGAAAGATATAGCAAAAAGAAAAATGATTGGTACAACAATGATGAAATCATCAAAGATGCATTAAACTATGGGACACCAACCCACATAGCATATTACGAGAAGCCATTATTAAAAAGATCTAGAATTATGCTGCGTGGTGGAGCAGCAGACTGGAAACCAAACATTCCGCTTGATCTTCCAGTAAAATATTTTAAACATCATCACTCTCATGCAGCAGCAGGATATTACACCAGTCAATTTGACGATGCTTTAATAGTTGTTTTAGATGCAATAGGAGAATACAATACCTCAACCATTTGGACTGGTGAGGGGGAAAATATTAAATTAGTACATAAGGAAAACTATCCATTTAGTTTTGGTCTATTTTATTCAGCATTTACACAATTGATTGGCCTCATGCCAAACCAAGAAGAGTACATAATGATGGGTATGGCTGCATATGGAGATTGGAAAAAATATTATAAAAAAGTAGATGAATATTTCCCTAACTATCACACTCAAAAGTATAACTTTCACAAAGGTATAACAGACTGGGGATGGATTTCTGAACAAGATAAGTTTGATATCGCTGCTGCCGTTCAAGCAGTATACACAACAAGACTTATGGAGTTTATGAGGATGGCTAAACTAATTACTAATAAGAAAAATTTAGTATTCATGGGTGGATGTGCATTGAATTCCTCTGCCAACACTAACTTATGGAAAATATTTGATTCAGTCTGGATTATGCCAAACCCAGGGGATGCAGGAAGTTCTTTGGGTGCAGCAGCAGCGCTATATGGAAAGCATATAGACTGGAAGAGTCCATATCTAGGTCATGACATAGGTGGAGAGTATCCCGTTCAAAAAATTGTTGACGGTATATTAAAAGATAAGATAGTTGCAGTAGCAAGCGGTAGGGCAGAGTATGGCCCAAGGGCATTAGGAAATAGAAGTATTCTAGCAGACGCAAGAGATCCGTCTATTAAGGATAAAGTTAATTTAATTAAACAGAGAGAGCAATTTAGACCATTTGCGCCAGTAGTTATGGAAGAGTATGCAAGTCAATGGTTTGATATGAACTTTACCTCACCCTATATGCAATATACAGTTAAGTGTTTACAGCCAGACAAGGTTCCATCGGTTGTTCATGAAGATGGAACATCTAGGGTGCAGACCGTAAATAAACAGCAACATTCTGGTTTATGGGAAGTTTTAAAAATTCTTAATGATAAGAATGGTGTGCCTATCTTGCTTAATACAAGTTTAAATATTAAAGGACAGCCTTTGCTTAATGATACAATAGATATACAAAAATGGGAAAACCATTATAATTTTAAAATTTATTCAGGAGTAGATATATTATGAAACAATATATTAAAATTATGATACTTTATAGAATAAAGTTTTATTTTTTAAAATTAAAAAAACAAAAAGTTAAAGATACAGATAGGTTTATTTACTGATGTTTTTACTACCTGACAAATACTCAAGAGAATATTCTGAGGGTGTCTACTCGGAAGAAGCAAAATATCATATAGAATCGATTTACGGAAACAAACTTTTAGGTGGTGCAAAACCAAACTCATCTAATTATGGTATTTATCACGGTGACTTAAATATACATACAGATCAAACTACACTATATAGACACAACAACTTTGGTTATCGATCAGACTTTTGGGATGGCAGCCATGAAATACTTGCAATTGGATGTTCAAATACATATGGAGCAGGAATACCTGAAGAAGGAAGATGGACAGATATATTGCAAGAGTTAAGCAATAAAAAAGTTGCAAATCTTTCTTGTATGGGGCAATCCATAAATTTTTTGATATCACAAGCATTTGCATACTTTAAAACTTTTGGTAATCCAGAGTACGTTGTTTGCCTATTGCCAGACCCCCTCAGAATATACTTGCCTACTAACGGAAAACTGCTTGACTCAAAAAATAATAATGGTCAACTTATGAAAGTAATATATGTTGATTCAAAAGAATATGCAGAAGACAAACCTAAATATTTAAAAAAGCCATACCACTATGAAGATGTTCTTCCAACAGACTTTCCATTATTTTTTTCTATGCAATCAATACATGCTTTGGAACAATACTGTAATTCACATAAAATAAAACTTATCTGGTCATCTTGGGAAACTCATTTTCAAGATTTTATTTCTACTTTATCAGAAATTTCCTTAAATAATTTTATTAAAGATGATTCGTTTAAAATAGTAGACTCACATCTTGATGCCGAATGTCATTCAAATTATAAAGAAAGATTTGATTATTATTTTATTCATGGAAGGGACGATGGAGCAATAGGTCGTAGGCATCCAGGGGTTCACAAGAATATTCATATTGCAGAATCTTTTTATAAAGAGTTTTAAAATTTATCACAATATGGTATAATATTAAAGTACTGCCTTCGGGGGTACACTAACTTATTCGCTTGAAAGGGGAATAAACATGGTAACACAATTTGGTCTGGATCTATTTAATGATCCCTTTTTTATTGGCTTTAACAGAGAGTTAAGCCGTCTTAATAATGCACATAAAGTAAACTCGCAATCATATCCTCCATATGATCTTATCAAACTAGATGAAGATACATATAGGCTATCTATTGCGGTTGCAGGATTTACCAAGGATGATATTGATGTTTCAGTAGATAACGGAACACTTATTATCAAGGGTGAGATTAAAGAAGTTACGGATGCAGAAGTGGTACACAAGGGTATTGCAAGCCGTAAGTTCACACGCTCATTTGCTCTTGGTGAATATATGGAAGTGACTGGGGCAGACCTCAAGGATGGTATGCTACATATTAATGTAGATCGTATTATTCCTGAAGAGAAGAAGCCTAGGTCAATTTCAATTAACTAAATTTCAAGGCGCTACCTTGGACAACCTGAGTAAGTTGTAAAACTGCTCATTCTTTGCTATAATAGATGTAACAAACTTTAGGAGGGTTTATGGCTATCAAAGGCTCATTAGAAGCAATTATTGAAGTTGCTAAGAAAGAAGTTGGAACTATCGAGGGTCCAAAAGACAACGAAACAAAGTATGGTAAGTGGACAGGTGCAAACTTTCAGCCATGGTGTCAGTCATTTGTTTCTTGGACTGCATTTACATCTGGATTAGATCCAAAGAAGTATCCAAAGTCTGCATCTACAGTTGCAGCAGCAGATTGGTTTAAAAAGAATAATCGTTGGGCAGATGCTCGCAACGATGATCCAACTCCAGGAGACTGGATTTATTTTGATTTCCCAGATGATGGTGTAAATCGTATTTCACATGTTGGTCTTTGCATTAAGAACAATGGCGATGGAACAATTCAAGTTATTGAAGGAAACACTTCAGGCACTGCAAAGGGAGACCA